AATGATAACTGTGCAACTAGAATGGCAACAGTTAATGAAAGATATCAAATTACAGTTAATGCCTATATTATCGTCTGTATTAAATGCTTTACAACCAGTAATACCATTTATTAAAGAAAAAATAGGTCTGTTAGGTGATTGGGTAGATAAAAATGCTGATAAAATCGCTAAATGGGTAGAAGATGCAGTTAATTGGTTAATCAATGATAGTCCAGAGTTCTTTAATAAAATACTTGAAGGGTTGAAAGATGTTGTTGATACATTACAACCTATAATTACATTTTTAAGTTGGATAGTTCAAAAACTTGGCGGGTCTGTTAGTTTTGTATGGGATACATTAAAAACGGCAGGCAAGATATTATCTGGTTCTGATTCTGCGTATGAAGAAGGACAGAAATATATGGAAAAATATCTAACACCGGGGTCTAATTCTGGTGGTTGGGCAGGTGATATAGCAAGATGGGCATTGGGTGTAGGTTCTGAAAAAGAAGAACAAACTATTATAAATAATAGTGCAACATATACCATTAAAGCGGGAACATATACTGTTGAAAAAGATATTGTTCTTGGTCCTGATGGTCCTGCTATGGTTGCCGCAAAATTTGCAAAACTTTATAAAGGATAATATATGGCAAACATATTCAAAAACCCTTTGGTAATATCAGAACAAATAGTTGGGTCTATAATAGACAACCGTTCTGTTGTTTTGTATGAACAGGAAGATATAAAAACGTCAAAAGATATCTTGGACAGCAAAACAAATGCAGAAATGCAGGCAGAAGTTTTATCAGAAGGGACTATGTTAGAGCCAACGGTTTATGATTTTATAAATAGACGCAAATTAAAAGAATTATTCAAAGGCACAGAAGTTCCATATTTAAGTAAAATCAATGGTTTTCAAATGTGGGGTATATCGTATATGGATGCCAACGTTGATATAAATAGTGATTTATGCGACCACCCTATTGAAACAGGACAAATGATAACAGATTCTTCAATAGAAAATCCTATTAGTGCAGAAGTAAATATTGCTATGCCAACAGCGTTCTATAAGCAGATTTATGAAGAAATTAAAAGATATTACAAAGAAAAAAAGAAAATAATGCTTTTCACTAAATTTGGTGTATATCGTAATATGGTTATAGAATCTATGCCATATAAACTTGAAAATGGAACTGTTGATAGAGCCATTATTACATTAAATTTACGTGAAATAAAAGAAGTACAACCATCATATATTGAAAGTGATGTATATGGTAGTGTTGGAATAGAAGAAGAAACTTCTGCGGTCGCTGATGATACAGATATGGAAGTTGTGGGTAAAAAAAGATTTTCGGAAACATTATCTGAATCGTTAGATGAAAATCAGAAAGAATCTGTTGAAAAAATAAAAGAAAATTTGGAACAAGAAAAACAAGAGTAATAATATGTATTTAGTTAACTTGGATAAAATACCAAATCAAACATTTAATGTTATGCTAGATAACGTAGATTATCGTGTTGCTTTAAGAAGCATTAAAGGGTTGACCTATATGTCTTTGTGGGCAAATGGTGAATTATTGTTCTATAATCAGTTATGCACACCAAATGCACCTGTTAACCCATATAGATATGTCAGTATAAATGGTAGATTTTGTTTTGCTTGTGATACAGATGATTATCCATATTACACACAGTTTGGTGAAACACAGCAATTATACTTTATAACACAGGAAGAAATAGATAATGCGTAAAAGAGTTGCATATATTACTTTTCCAGAAAGCACAGAAGACACAGAAGCGTTGTCTATTGAAAAACGCCTAGATGGGTTAAATATTCGTTTTAGAGTAAGTATTTATACCCAAGCAGGAATGGCGGCAGATGCTAATATTGAAGTATATAATTTGAACCGTAAAGATTTGGGTTTTTTATCAACGATTGCCAGAACGTATGCAAAAAAGAATTATTTATTTAGATTATATGCTGGATATGAAGGCGAAGAAAGAATGATGTTTTCTGGTAGGGCTTTACAGGCAATTCCAGATAGTTATCCAGATGTTATATTAAATATCAATGGTATGTGTGGAATAGAATGGCGTGGAAAACAGGTAAAAATAGATAAAAAGAATTTTTCTATAATGTCGTTAATAGATTTGGCGGCAGATGCTATGGGGTATAATGTAAATATTAGTGAAAATTTACGTAGAACAAATAAGCATTTGAATACAACATTAGATAAATTTAGTTTTTCAGATTCGCCAATGGAATTATTATCTATATGCCAATCTATGTTAGGTGGTGTATCAACAGACCCTGATACTGTATTTATAAGTGTATATAATGAACAGGTAAATATATGGTCGCCAAGCGAAGGATATACAGAAAGAAAATTATTTATTAGTAAAGATACTGGTATGATTGGACTTCCGCAAGCAACTGAAACTGGTTGTCAGGTTAAAATTCTGATGAATACAGGTATTAAAACTGGTGATGTTATAGAATTAAAAAGTGAAAGAATAGAAATATTAAATGGCGATTATTATGTAATTGGAATCGTTCACGAAGGCGAAACACGTGGTAATAACTGGTACACAACATTAACTTGTGCCTGTGTAAGCAACTATGAGAATAGTAAGAAAAATGATGAATAATGATGCTATTTTGAATCCGTATGCACGAAATGTAAGCGACTTGATTACAGTTGCTATACAATCGTATTTACAAAAGTTACAATGCTGTATCCCTGCTATTGTTAAAGAAGTAAAAAGCAGAGAGCAGGTAGTAGTTTCCCCAGCCGTTCAACAAACAGACATAAATTGGAATCTTCAATCGTGGGCTTCAATTATGTTGCCTGTCTATACTCCGCAGGGTGGAAAAGGTTTAATATCTTTTCCTGTGTCGGTTGGGGATACAGGTTGGATAATCGCTGGTGATTTAGACCCCAGTTTATTTATGAAAGACCCCACAAAGAGTGCGGGACAAAAGGTATATGATAGACATAAATATCAATATGGGTTCTTTTTGCCAGCGATTATGAAAGATTATGGTATAGATTCTGCTGATGATGGTGGGATAGTTATTAAAAATGGCAACACCAAAATTGTTATAAAAGAGAATGAAATTGATATTGTTAGCAATAATGCGTTGAAAATAAACGCAAACAGTGTTAACATAACAAGTAGTGGTAATAATGTTGTAATAGATGGGTTAAATTTCAAAGACCATACACATACAATATCAAATGCAAGTATGCAACAGGTTATCACAGGTGAAGTTACTATAACTGGTAATTTAACAACTGGCGATGTAGATAATCAATAAAAGGGTTAAAAATGAAAGGTTTTATAACAGATGATAATAATGATTTAACCCTTGATAAATGGGGTAATATTCGTATTGAAAGTGGTATAGAAGCATATCGTCAGCATATTATAAATGAAATACGGCTTCAACAATATGAATATGGTTATAATTTATTGCGTGGAATCAATTATTTAGGGTATGTTCTTGGCGATACGGCAAATTTATCTGCTTGGGAAAACCAAATGATAGATACCATAAATGCTATGCCATTTGTTACAAGAATAGTTGATTGGAAAACAAACGTTGAAGGAAATACATTATTGTTCAGATTAGTTGTTGATACTGATTTAGGGCAAATAGAGATAAAGGGCTAAAAATGTCAGAATATTATGATTACATTACAGGGCAAGGTGTTATAGTTCCAGATACCAGTATGGTATTGGCAGAAGTGCAGGAAATGTTCACCAATGCTTTTGGGTTAGATTTAGATTTATCTGCAACAACGCCACAGGGTAGATTGATTGAAATGTTCCAGCGTAATAGAACATTTTGTATTCAAATCTGTGCGGCAGTAAGTAATATGTTAAATTTGAATCGTGCAACAGGTTTTGCTTTGGATGATTTGGGTTCTTTGTTTTTATTATCTAGACACCCAGCAACTAGAACAACGACCACGGTTATTTTAAGTGGTGTTCCAAACACAGTTATTCCAGCAGGCACTAGATTACAGAATGAAGATGGTAATAAATTTGTTAGTGTAGAAGAAACCACTATTGAAGAAGATGGTACTGTAAGCACTATCTTTGAAGCAGAAGAAACTGGAAATATACCGTGTCCAGCAAATACATTAAATATTATTTTGGATAATATTGAAGGTTTAGAATCTGCAAATAACCCATCTGTGCCAAGTTTAGGACACGAATTGGAATCTGATTCTGATTTTAGATACCGTATTAAAAACAGTTTGAATGTAAATAGTATAGCCATTTTAAGTGCAATAAAGAGCAATTTGGATGCTATTGATGGTGTTATAGATTCGTATTGTTATGATAATTATACAAATACATCGGAAGTTATTGATAGTGTTGTAGTTCCGCCACATAGTTTATTGGTATGTGTAGAAGGTGGTGAGCCAAATGATATTGCACAGGTTATATATGAAAAAAAGACCATTGGAACAGGTTATATTAGCGTAGTATTACACGGTGCTGATGGTAATGATTATAGATTGGTCGGTAAAGACGAAGATAATTCTGTTATAGTATGGGAATATAATGGGGTTAGATATTATACGTCTGGAACAAGTATGCCGTCTATAAGCGATGATATTTATTCTGATGTTGATTGCACAACAACGGAAACAACAATATCTTCGGCAGATAATTTAGATTATACAGTTATCACAGAAAACGTTATAGATGAAGCGTATGGAACAGTATATCCAGTAACA